GTCGAACAATTCACGGCCGACGATTGGGCCGCAACTTGCATCCCGGAAAAGGACCGCCCGCGCAAGGGTTACGGATGGTTGATGCGGAACCCGCGCCGGGTCGTGGAAATGCCTATTAAGGGCCAATTGGGGTTGTATAACATTATTGTCCCCAAAGAAGGTATTACAGAATACCCGCGCAACGTGGCATTGGGTCCCGATGGGTGGGATATGGTACAAAAGAAAATCAACAGGAAATGACACAATATGGAACATTGGCAAACCAAGTTGACCGCGTTTGATGCGCAATTGTGCAAAATGGTCGAATCGTTGACCGAAATGGAATGTGAACCCAAGAACGGCGGCGACAATTACTTTATCGAACCATCATACAAGAACCACAACGACCCGCAATTTATTATGGCGTTGTGGGATGCAATAGAGGGCCGAGCCGGGGACCGGCTGATGGAAATAAAGGATATGCCCGAACATCAATGTTTGTGGGTCCGAATCCGGTTTTATTCCGGACCGTGCAAGGATGCAGCGTTTATCCCTAAAATCGAACAGGAATGAAAGCAATTGTAATAACAGAAGATTATTGGGCCAATTCGCAGTTGTCGATTGCCCGATATTATGGAAAAATTGCCTTTGATGGATTCGATTATGTCATTGTTGACAAGCGCGGCCACGACATTTTCGAATGTTCATTTGAAGCGGAAAAGGCTGGCAGAAAAAAGGCCATTGAACCCGGGGAACCGGCGGATTTATGCCGAATTGATTTTGTGCCGATTTACCGGAAATTGGGCCGGGAACAATTCTTGAAATTCCTGCGGGAAAATCCGGACGTGTATTCAGTAAAACAGGCCAAAGAACGATTGAAGCAATGGGCCGGATAAAACATATTTGCGAAACGTGCGCCAAATGGGACCGGGACAATATGAAATCATCCCCCGGCGGGCCATTGGCAAAATGTAAATGTTCGATTTATTCACGTTATTGGTTCAACAAATGTTCATTATGGGAAAAGAACGAACAGAAATAACGGATTTGAAATGCGGCGATTGTTGCAAATGCGACAATTTAGGTTGGGACCAATACTTTTGCGACGATACAGGATTGCCTATTGGTGCGGACCAACCCGCGTGTATTTCAATATTGCCGAAATTATCCGCCATGGAACGCCGGGAATGTAAGGACAAACCCCGGACGCATTGACGCCCGGGATTCGTCGTATTTTGAAATTTCATTAACTTTGCAAAAACAATTGAGTTATGGCAAAAGATAATGGGACAATCGAACAGGCCGAACCCAAGAAAAAAGGCCGGAAACCACAATGGACCGAAACCAAAGTGGAAATTATGTGCAAGGCCATTGCCGCCGGGAAATCGTACAAAGATGCGTTTACGGCCGCAAGAGTTGGCAAAACGGCGTTTTATTCCCATTTGGCGAACGATGCGGATTTTGCGGACCGGGTTAAAAAGGCCGAACAGGATTACCAACAATGGTATGATTCCCAATTGGTCGTTGACTGTAAACGTTCGTTGATTGAGTTGGTAAACGGGTACGAATGGGACGAAACCACGACCGAACGCGCATTGAATAAAGCGGGAAAAATGGTTGAGGTCAAAAAAAAGGTTGTCCACAAAAAGGCGGCCCCGAATCCAACGGCCATTATCTTTGCGTTGTGCAACCGCGACCCGGACAATTGGAAAAACCGCGTGGTCAAAGACGTCAACGGCAAAATTGACGTTGAACAAAATGGTTCCGGAATATCGTTGGCCAACGTCCCCGATTCCCTGTTGGCCCAAGTTATTGACGCAATCAACGGGAAATAATGGCGGGTTTTGGCAAAATTGATGGTCCGCAAGAACCGGACGAAGATGTTATTATTATTCATTTGGGCCATTTGTCCGATGAACAATATAACCGCGTCGTGGATTCCATTACGGCGTTTATGAACGCCAGGTGGCCGAATTTGTCAAATATTGGGATTGATAGTTGATTATGGACGTTGATACGATGCAAATAACACGTTTGTTGACCGAACACCCGGAAATGTTTTTGCAAGAGGGCGCACGGCGTAACCTGTTGTGGTTTGCGCAATATATGGACCCGAACTTTGACCCAACGCCATTTCACGTTGCATATTACCGGGTGTTGGATAAGTTCGCAAAACGCAAGATTCGCAAACTAATCATACAGGCCCCGCCACAACACGGTAAATCACAGGGTTCAAGCCGATTTCTTCCAGCCGATATGTTGGGATTTTTCCCGGACTTGAAATTTTGCATTTGTTCCTATGCCGCAACCATTGCCAAGGATTTCAACAGGGACGTGCAACGGTTGATTGATTCAGATAAATACCGGGCTATATTTCCGGATACGCAATTGAACGGGTCCAATGTGGTAACGGTTGCCAACAATTACTTGCGTAATTCGGACGTGTTCGAAATCGTCGGGCATACCGGTTCGTTGCGCGTCGTGGGCCGTGGCGGTTCGTTGACGTCCAAGACCGTGGACGTAATGATTTACGATGATTTGTATAAAGATAGCCAAGAAGCAAATTCCCCGATAATCCGGACCGCCGCGTGGGAATGGTTCACGAAAGTTGCACAAACCCGTTTGCACAATGATTCCCAACAATTGGTTGTGTTTACCCGTTGGAACCCGGACGATATTATTGGAAAAATCATTGAAACGGAAAAGGTCGTATTTGCGGAAAAATGGTCCGATTTCGACAACATCCCGTCGGGCGCGTGGGTGTTGGTCAACTTTGAAGCAATAAAGACCGGAAACGCCACGGAAATTGACGCCCGGGAACCCGGACAACCATTGTGGCCCAAACGTCATTCGTTGGAACGTCTGTTGCAACAAAAGCAATTGGACCCGTTGGGTTTCCAATGTCTGTACCAAGGTAATCCCGGGGACGCCACGGCGTTTTTGTACCAACCGTTCAAAACGTGGGTCGAAAAATCGGATTGGGGCCAATACGTCCGTTCCGGATGTTACGTTGACGTTGCCGACCAAGGCGACGACTTTTTGTTTGCGGCGTCTTATGACATTTACAGGTCCGAAAACCAAATTTGGAATGAAGCGAAACACCGGATGGAGCCGTTGTTGTTTGCGCTGATTACCGACATTGAATTTACCGACGAATCAACGGACGTTACGACCGTGACCGTCCCCCGACTGATTAACGCCAACAACGTGCAAAAAGCGTGGATTGAATCGAACAATGGCGGTTCCCAATTCGAAAAGACCGTGAAAAAAAAGGTACGGGCGTTGACTGTTCCGTTTTACCAAAGCGACAACAAAGAAGCCCGGATTGTTACCAATGCGCCCTTTGTCAACCAACATATCATTATGCCGTTCGGATGGGAAACACGGTACAAGAAATTGCACGACCATATTACGCAATTCTTGCGCAAGTTTGACGCCAACGAACACGACGACGACGCGGACGGATTGACCGGAATATATGAAAAGGAAATTGCCGATGGCAACACGCGGCCATACAACGCGGCAAACCGGGGCGTTCGCGTCCATTAAGGCCATTTCCGGGCGTTTTTAGCGCATCAAACTAAAAATCCAAGGAATTACACTTATTTTGTTTTCGAATCGAAATAACGCGATTTTCAAGAAAAATAACTACATTTGCCGATGAAAGCGGCCAAGGGTAAGCCGTAAAACATCAACAATTAAACATTAAACCATTATGTCACTAATTTGTCAATGCCCGGCCGCCGCCGCAATCGCAACCATTCCCAACGTTGTTTGCCCGGAAACTTTCGGCCAAATCCAAAAAGTTGCGTTCCAACGCTTGCGTCAGGCCGACGGAAACGTAAACAAGTTTACCACCGCCGCGTCCATCCTGTTGAAAGCGTCTTGGACCGCATTGTTGGCCGCCGCCAACGGTTCCAAAATCGTGGTATCCCCGTACATCAATTCGCCAGCTGATTCCGGCGGAGACGCCCGTATGACGTCCGGCGGAAACGACGATTTGGGCGGTGTCCCCCAAGTATTGGGCGGCAACCCCGTTCAATTTGATGGTTCCTTGCGTTCCATCCCGCAATCCGTCATTAAGACGATGAAAGAATTGCAATGCGAAGCCGCCGCCGGTAATCTTGGCGTTTTCCTGTTCGACGAAAACGGAAAGATTGAAGCCATAAAGGGCGAAACCGATGGCGACTTTATGCCGATTCCCATTCGTGCATTGTTCATCGGTTCCAAGATTCACGGGAATTTCGACGCCAAGGATTCTAACGCCATTTCTTGGCAATATCCAGACAACTATTCCGACGATTTGGCAATTGTCGTTCCTACCGACTTTAACCCGTTGACCGATTTGGTCCCCGCCGAATAGTTATGAACGCCAAGACAACCACGGTAACGTTGATGGCAAATGACGTTACCCGGGAATTTGAAATTTCCCACGCCGAACGGTTGTTGAGGATGCCGAACAATGGCGGATGGCATTTGCCGGAAAATTCAAAATTCGAATTTGTGAACAATGGGTTACGACGTCGCCAAGATAAAAGAAAAGATTGCGGAAAATAAGAGGTCCGCGACATTGAGCCGTGCGAAATTGCATCAAATGCGCATCAAATTTCACACGGTCAAACGCGTTACGTCTTTCAATGCACCGTACATTTCTTTGCCATTGACCCAATTTTTGGCAATGGTCGAAAATATCTTGCCGCACGACAAATTTGTTTTGTTCAAAGCACTATTCCGTTATCCCATAAAAACCAATGAGATAACGGATGTGTGCTTTGACAAACTTTCCCGTATATTCGACGGGCGCAACCCCGCGTTCAATTACCAATTCGTTAATTCGGCCCAACGGGACGATTGGGAACAATACAGATTAACCAAGTTGGACGAACCCAACGTATGGTCAACCAAAGGATGGGAATTTTTCAAATCCGAAATCAATTCCGTTCTAATCGTTGACGTACCCCGGGAACAGAAAACCGAATTGCCGGAACCGTATTTTTATTGGTTGCCGATTGACGACGTAATTACGTACAAAGCGGACCCGACAACGGGACAAATGGATTATATCGTTTTCCGCCGTCGTGACGAAATCGTCGTATTGGACGATGAAACATACCGTGTTTGGGACGACAAAAAGCACACCGGAACAATTGACGGTATGCCAAAGATTGAAGCCCCGCACGATTTGGGTTATTGCCCGGCGCGGTTCTTTTGGAATGAACCCATTTCGTTGGATGAACCGGACGTAAAGGCGTCCCCGTTGTCCGCCGTTCTTGAATCGTTGGATTGGTTCGAATTTTTCCACATTTCCAAGCGTCAATTGGATTTAATGGGCGCATATCCCATTTTGTCCGGTTACGAACAAAGTTGCGATTTTACCAACGCCGAAAACGGCGATTATTGCGACGGCGGTTTTTTGCGGGATAAACAAGGACATTACCGTTTGGATATGGCCGGATTATTGTTGCGTTGCCCGAAATGCGGCAACAAACGTATTATCGGGGCCGGGTCCTTTGTTGAAATCCCCGTACCGAACGCCGATGAAAACCAACCCGATTTGCGGAACCCGGTTCAATTGTTGACCGTTGACCGGAACGCGTTGGATTACAACGTTGAGGAACAAAAGCGGTTGCGCGAAGAAATCATTACGGCCGTTGTCGGTCAAGATGAAATCGTAACGAACCGGGATGCGTTCAACGAACAACAGGTAATGGCCAACTTTGAAAGCGTAACCACGGTTTTGAATCGTGTTAAAAAAGGATTTGAAGCCGCGCAACAATGGGTTGATGCAACCATTTGTCATTTGCGTTATGGTCGTTATTTCATTTCCGCAAATATCAATTACGGGACCGAATTTTACTTGTATTCCCCCGATGAATTGCGCAAGCGTTACAAATCCGCCAAGGATGCGGGCGCGTCCGAATCCGAATTGGATATGATGCAACGCCAAATCATCGAAACGGAATACAGGAACGACCCGATGCAATTGCGCCGAATGTTGGTTTTGTCGGAACTTGAACCATTCCGGCATTTGTCCCGCCAAGAGGTTTCCGAACTGTTTGACAAAAAGTTGGTTTCCGAACAGGATTTGCGCATTAAATTAAACTTTCCTAATTTTGTACGCCGATTCGAACGTGAAAACACCAACATTTTGGATTTCGGCGAAGCGATACCGTACAAACGAAAGATTGAAATTATTACGGCCGAATTTCGGAAATATGCCGATGAACAGAAGCCCGAACCGGCCAATGTTTAACTAAATATCGTAAAAACGTATGATTACAAAAGACGGGCGCGATACCCCGATTGAAAAGTTGACCGCCGAAAATTACATTGTACCCAAGGGCGAAGAAAAGGATTACCACGCCGTTATTGAGGTCGTGCAATTCGACCAAAAGACCGGCAAACGTATTTCCCAACCCCGGGTACAAAAGTTTGGCAAAAAGATTTTTGAAGCCCACGTTGCGAACAGTTTGCGCAAACAGGGTTACACCGTGACCATCTTGCACGACCCGAACGTGTGGTTGAAAGAACAGGCCGAAAAGGCCGAACAACAGGCCAAAGAACAGGCGGAAGCCAAGGCCAAGGCCGAACAAGAAAAGTTTGACGCCGCCGTTGCGGCCGCCGTGGCCAAGGAACTTGCCAAGATGCAAGCCGGAACCAAAGAACAGGCGGAAGCCAAGAAACCGGGACGCCCCGCCAAGACTGAATCCGAAAAGTAATCGTCCCGGGCGAAACGAAAAGTAAAACGACATTAACCAAAAATTCAAAGGGAAAGAATTATGGCACTTACAACCGAATTATTAAACGCCAACGCCGCGTTGTCCGGCTTGACGGATGACCAGAAAACCGCTATTGTCGAAATGTCCAAGAACGACGAAACCGCCGTTATTGGTCAAAAGACCGGCGAAATTTACGGCGGGTTGGATGCGGACATTTTGGCCGCGTCCGGTATCGCCAAGAACGGGGCCGAAAAAACGTATGATTACGCCAAACGTGTTATTGGCGAAATCAAAGGCCAAGCGGGTAACGCCGCCGAATTGCAAACCAAGGTTTCCGAATTGGAAAAAGAGAAAACCCGTTTGGAATCGGTTATTGCCAAGGGCGGCGCGGATGCGGAAACCAAACGTGCATTGGAACAGGCCAAGGCCGATTTGGCAAACGTAACCAAGCAATACGGCGATTTGAAAACCGAATTTGACAATGCCAAGGCCGAACACGCCAAGGCAATGTTTATGACCAAGATTGACGGCGAATTTGCCAAAGCAACCGCCGGAATCAAATTCAAGGCCGATTTGCCCGCGTCTGTTACGTCCGTTCTGTTACAACAGGCCGTCGAAAAGGTAAAGGGAATGAACCCCGAATACATCGACGACGGAAACGGCGGCAAGGTATTGGCGTTTATGGAAAACGGTACGCCGAAACGAAACCCGGAAAACAACTTGCGTCCGTTCACGGCCGCCGAACTTGTTACCGCCGAACTCAAAACGATGGGTGTTATTGAGGACGGCCGCAAACAAACCGGGGCCGGTTCCCAAGGCGGCCAAGGTGGAAACGGCTGCGGTTCCAAGACCGTGGATATTTCCGGGGCAACATCCCAAGACCAAGCCCACGAAATCATTGCAAAACAATTGATGGAACGCGGATTGGTCAACGGGTCCAAGGAATTTAACGACGCAATGGCTGCCGCGTGGAAAGAAAACCACGATGTGTTAAAGGCGTTGCCGATTCGTTAAACCAACAGAAACAACAACACCGGGTAAAGGGTCAATCCGGCAAAAAACATTAACAATTAAAACTTTTGCATTATGTCACTTGTAGCAACCCGTTTGCAAAATTGGCGTGTCGAAAATCCGGAATTTGACCGTAATATGGCCCGCCCGTTGGAATACGGCGCATTGGATTT